GAAAAAGGGAGGTCCACGTGTGCTTCTAGGTTCTGTTTTTCTAATTCTGTTGTACTCATATATCTTTGTAAATCTCTTTTGAGGATCTGTACCTCCGTTATTAGAGCCTGTAAATGAGCCTGTTGCATTGCCTGAGTGCCTTTGTTATTAGAAAGTGTGTGTGCCTTAATGTACTGTTATTTATCGACAGGTCCAGCGTATGAAAAGTACGTGTTTATGATACCACCTGAAAGTGCGGCGATTACTTTCTGCTCATCCGTTCCTTGTAGATTCCTAGTTACAAAGGTGTGTATCGGGAAGTGAGCACTGTTCATGCAATCTGTGATGACCGGAACGAGATTGAAGTCCTCTTGCAGATTTTGTGTTGGGTCTATCAAATCACCATAAACGCCAACTTGTTCCGTAAAGAACTGAAAGTGCCACGTTGTGTGTTTACCTTCATAGAATGATCCAAAACCGTGATTGCCTAGTGAGGGCAGTTCAACTCTCTGTGGTGATTGCTCCCATGTAATGTTTCCCCTTATTTGTAGGATTTGTAACATAGTGTTGAAGTTACTATTCTGATTCCTGGCCACTGCCAAAGAATGCTTGTCACTTATTACGTCGCCGATCTTAGTCTTGAACGGAAACTCCTGATGAAGATTTCCGTTTTCTGTAATGTCAACTAGAGTGTGAATACGGTATTCGTGCATGGGTGCTATTTAATAAGTGGCGTAATATTATTTTGCTTTTGCTTCAGTAATCTTTCTCTCTGCCTCTGCCCATTGTTCCTTAGTCATCATTATATCTGCAGGCTCTTGCAGTCTCTTGACGTCTTCAGGTATTAGCTTCTTAAGCCGCATGTTTAACAAGCCTCTCTTCCTGCCGCTTTCAAGCACCAGTACTGGGTGTCCCCATTTGTCTATCTCTATTGCTTTAATTTTTTGATTGGCAAGATGCATTCTACCCACCTCAACCGTGTCTCCTACTTCTATCTCAACTGTGAATTTCTCTATCATAGTGTACTCCTTTGTGATATTTAAGCCATAAAAAAAGGGCGGACCTAATTAAAGAATCCGCCCTTTGGTAAATTAAAAAGTATTATGCGTTAACTCTTGCTGAGTTTACACCGTATACTTCATCAACACCCGCTGATGTCACACCGTCTGCTGGTAGGTATCTCACGTCTACGTGAACACCACCCGCTGAGTCTGAAGTTCCTGATATTCTTGCTAGGATTTCAGTTTCGATGTCTGCTTCTGCATCTGCGATAACTCCTGGGTCAGAAGCATCTGCTTGGTTTGGATCCAAGTTGATGTCTCCTGTAGAGTCTGCCGCGTTGAACTGACCTGGTGTGCCTTCTACTATAAAAGTGTAGTAGTCACATAGTTCATCTTCAACGATAGATGCCGCCGCGGCCGCATCTTTCTCAGTTGCTTTTGCACCAAGCGTGTATGATTGAGCTAGAATAGTTCCGAAAGTACCAACTAACACACTCATGTCTTGGAACACTGAACCTTTAGTGTCTGGAGTAGTAGCTGTTGTTGTTACTTCGTCATCAAACATCATCTCGATAAAAGTTAATCCTTTTCCCGTAAACGATTGTCTTCTGCTCATGTTTGCTGTTGCGTTACTTGTTGCTGGCATTTTAGTTTCTCCTTATGCTTTAACTATTAACTAACCGCCGCCGCAGTTAAGATACCAATTTTAGTTTCTGTAACTGTTGCACCTGTTAAGTCAGCCGCAAGTCCAGGGAAAGAAGAACTAGATTGATCTAAAGTTCTAATGTACGCCTGTAACGCCGCTTTTGTTGTTGTACCGGATAGACTGTCTAAACTGTCAGTTCTAACCAAGTACGTTTTTTGTGTGTTTGAATCAACCAACGGACCTTCTGCTAAAATTCTAAGTCCTTGGTGTTCGAAAGCATGTCTAACCATTTGTAGACCTGCTGTTGTAGATCCAGTAGTTAAGTCACCTGTCTCTGCTGAAACATCAACGACGAAGTCAACTGTTAACGCTGTAACGTCAACACCTTCTACTTCAAAGTTTTGGTTCAGTGAGAAGTTTCCTTTTCCACCTGCTACTTTTGATCCTGAATAAGCCATGTTATATTCTCCTTATGATTATTCTATGTTATTACGCTACTTGAGTGTCAGACATATCTCTGTCGCCAGCCGTCGCACTTGAAATTGTCGCTGTAACTTTATCTGGAGTTAATGCGTTCAAGGCTCTGATTGCCGCTTGGATTGCCGCCACTGTTGTAGTTGAACTGATCGTGTCTAAACTGTCCGCTCTTACCATGTAAGTTTGTTCAGTGTTTGAGTTACCTAATGCACCTGTACCTAAGATATTAACACCTTGGTTTTGGATTGCCTCGATAGCTAGTTTTAGACCAGCCGTATTTGCTGACGCTGTAGAGTGAGTAATCTCACCTGAAACATCAGAGATGTAATCAACAGTGATAAAGTCAACTCTTACACCTTCGTGCTCAATTGCACTGTTAGGTGAAACAAAGTTTCCTGGACCGCCTGCTGGTATTGTACCGTCGTATGCCATTTTTAATCCTCCTTTTTATCTGATTTAAATGACGTGATTCCGCTCAGGAATCAAGTTGTAAGTATTTATTGGTAAAGTTGGTAAATTATGCTGTAATATTACGATTTCATCCAAATCTCATCACTTTTTGTCCTTTTGACAAATTTGTACCCGAGATCCTTCAGTATCTTGGCCGACTTGTAGGCTATGTGACTTCTTTTGTCGTACTTCATCTCAATATTGATTACTGGACTGTTATTCGTCAGTGTTTTTCTGGCACCCTTCAAAAGAGGAATTTCAAAACCATCAACATCTATTTTGACAAAGTCCACTTCAGAGAAGTTGTAACTGTCAAGCGGTATGCACTTAATGTCACCTTCGCCCTCGTTTAGAACTGTTGAATTAAAATCCTGATTTGCCGAGTGTGATCTATCTGATAACCCATATGGCCATAACACCACGTTATCTTCTTTTATGTTCTTGGTGAAACACTCGCGGAAGTTAGGATTTGGTTCGAAACAAATCACGCTCCTAAACTTATTCGCCAAGGGCCTGGTCCATTGTCCGATGTTGCTACCTATGTCCAAGCACACACGCCAGTTTTTGACGTGTCGCAGTGCAGTATCTCTTTGTAGTCTTTGTCCGTTACCGGCATCTTCTAGGAAGGTTGGTTTGTCGTGCTGTCCATACAGCACCCAAAAACTATTTTCCGTCGCCACCACATTCCTTGCAGGCACAGTCCGGGCAGTCTCGACATTCTGTGCAGGATCGTCCACAGTGCTGTTCGCATTCACATTTCTCACAGATGTATCTTATCATCATTACAGTTCCTTGAATTTTTTATGTATGTCTGTGTTAGGCAACTTAGACTGCAACATTTGTTTCAATCTGTTAAGCGTCTGCGACTTTGTTCTGGAACCTAAGTTTGTGTAATTGGAAACTGCCCTCCTTACATTTTTGTAATTTGCATCACTTATATTCAGAGCCCGTTCCAACTGTGTAAGATATTTGAAGTGTTCATCCCAACTCCGCATGTATCTCCTTAGTTGCATCACAGGAACTGGTTGCCTCTGCCTCATGGCCTGTGCTTGATTCTTATTCTTTAATTTTTTGGTTATCTCTGGATCACCAGATACGATTGCCAGCATGTTTGCCAAATCATTGTTTATCATCCTCACTTGATCAAATGTGCCTTTTGCCATGGTTTGGTCTGCATAGGACTTAACAAAAGATTGTGTCTCTTTTTGTTGACTCATAAGTGCAAGTGCCAGAAAGCTAAGGTAGATTCTTTCTGTGACTTCAGGAAAGGTAAATCTTTGCAGATCACTAAATTTCCTTATCACTTTCGCTTCAGATACATACTTTACAAATGGTGTTAACATATAGGTATTTATAGGGCACATGCAACGAAATTTTATTCTGACCGATGTAATGAAGACCGGAGACCATCATTCCTACGAGCAGTTTATAGACACACACTCTTTACCAGACCAAACATTTGATCACACTGGCGAATATTATACCCTACACAAACACGACCTTGACAGTTATGATAGGAAGTTTGCTTTAATAGATATGCGGATCCATAATAACAGACTAATTGATAACAGTGCATACAAGAAAGATTTACAGGGAAGGCTAGAACTTTTACATCAACAGGGATTCACCTTTATACTAACCAATCCATGGGAATCGTTGGACAACATTAAATCGCAGATATTCATCACCGGAGAGAAAATGAAAGAGATAGATATACCTTATCCTTATTACACATGGACCGGTGGAGTATCTTGGTTTTGGAACTACATGTATCATAAACACAAAGATAAAAAATATAAATTCACACACGACCATAACGGAAGTTATTGGCACAAACTACATGAATATCTTTATCTTAACAAAGCACCGAGAGAACACAGAGTCAAACTTTACAACAAAATGCAAAGCAATAATATCCTAGATAACAGTGTATACAGTTTCACGTTATTGGATAACCCTGTGAGACTACCATCCAAGTATGAATTGCCTGGCATAGACCCAAAAGACTATCCTCGCTGGGGTAAGGACCAAGACATATATGAATTGCCGTACATAGACACAGTCTGCTCAATTGTGTCTGAAACAAATGACAACAACTATGAAATTTTTATGACGGAAAAGATATGGAAACCAATAATGGCACAGCACGTTTTTATCGTGCATGGTAATCATTTGTATCTACAAAAATTAAGGGAAATGGGATTCAAAACTTTCAGTGCGTATTTTGATGAAAGTTATGACCTCGAAGCTGATCCCGACAAACGTGTAGACAAAATTGTTTCATTGTGTGCTAGTTTAAAAGACAACTCCACAGAACTTAGACATGGACACAAAAAATGGCAGGACATATATCAACAGACCAAAGCATTAAGAAAGCACAACTATGATACGATGTTTAATAAACAGAAGTTAAGTTTAGAAATTAATAAGACTTTAAATCTATTTCTTGAATTTGCTGATACCAGTCAAGTTTCTTCTTGAAAATCCTAATCTATCAACCAGTTTAACGGCATTTCCCGACCTATCAACAGCGACGAAGCCTTCTGGCTCCGTTACTTCTAGTCCACCATCTGTCTGCTGGAATGAACCTATCGCCTGTGCTTGATTCATCTTCTTCAATACAAATGCTTTCATTGTCTGCACTGCCTTGTAGAAAGTTAGCATGGCCTGTAATGGTTTCTTAGCTCTGTTTAGAAATACAGGCATCTGTTTCATCTTGTCCTGTCGCAGTTGTAAAGCCTTCTGTGCCTTCAATCCGGACATCTGCTGTTGCATTCTGTCTGCATAGAATTTCCTGAATCCTAATAAGAACTTGGCGACATCGGTAGGTAGTTGTCCTTGCTTAACCATTGCGTTGATGTACATCTGGAACATTGGTATAAAGTCTTGATTCTGTCCTAACACACTTGATAGATTACGTGGCACACTGTTCAATAGGTTCTCAAGTTTTTCTATACTGTTGTAGAATTGTTTTGTTTCGTCGTCAGTAAATTTAGCACTACCAGACACGTCCTTGTAGGTCGCATTGTCAAAGAACACATCATTGCTTTTTGTAAATGCACTAACATCTGCTCCGCCTTTTGCATTCATATCTTCTAAAGAATCACCCACATATGTTGTATGGAATATTATTCCAACTTTGGCCCTGTCTATCTGTTTGCCTAATTCACTTGCTTCTGGCACCGCATATGTAATAGTGTTCGGTGTGAACGTTAGGTTAGGCTTGCCGTCTACGTTCTTACGTGTGATGTCTTCATCTGTGAACAACAGATCACCTTGCACCACGCCTTGTATGTTTATTTTCTTTAAATGGACAAGACACTTCAACAACTTCTGTCCTAGTTCATCTGTGCCATGGTTGTTTGCTATGTCTTTCTTGGTGTAATTTATCTTGGCGGCCTTTGCGAACACAGACTTTGTGCCTACAAAGAACTTGCCGTTGGCCGGATTAGTTCCACATACCACAGCAGGTGCGCCATCCCATTTGACTGACACACTCATTGCTTCTGAACTTGATCCTTTAAGTGTTAATAATAGTCCTCTGAAATACTCAAGCACTGCCTTGCCGCCCTCGTAACCGTCAGTGATCACAATGTCCTCTATGTGTTCAAGGTGTGTCCTTTTAAATTCTGTAAGGACATCTTCTATCAACATGATTAGTCCTCTTTGTATTCGCCGTCTTTGATTTTGAGCAGGTTCTCTTTTACGTCTCTGTTCTCTTTGATACGTGCTACACCTTTTGTGAACTTGGATGCGTCCATGTTTTTAAGTGCAGAGTTAAATTTCTTTTCTAGTTTGAATGCTGTATCTTGGTCAAAGTTTTCTCGAATATAGGTCATAAGCCGGATTGCTGACTCTAGGATGTGTGAAGCACGGCTTTCGACCACCTCT